CAACTTATTGCATTGAGAAATAATAATAAGTAGCAAGGAAGAAAACGACTTGAAGGTATAATTAGGAGTGATATATATGCCCCAAACAGGGCAAGGAACCACTGATTATTTAACCCAGCGTGTGACACAAGCGCAAGATAGCCCAGGGGTTGTAACTTTAGGCTCTTTACTTGATGCCCACGGGTTGGCACAATCAGAATCGGTTGTATTAGGGACTCTTGTTGGAACAGCCACGCAAACAGACAGATATTTAGGGCATGTAGATGGGCAAGACAGAAGTTATCACGACGTTGTTTGGCAAGCCAAAATAGTCTCAACTACTGATGAAAGTGCTAAAGACCTGATACTTTATTATGCTTCGGTATCATCGAATATATCCAGTCCTTCTCCGAATGCTCCAGGCTTTCTTGACCCCGCTGCTGCTACACTCCATTGTGATTTGCCCAACAACACAACCGGCTTTTTTCAAACGGAGAAGTTTAGTCCCAAAGGGCGTCATCTTTATGCTTGGTGTGACACCAGCGCTACTTTGGGTTCGGCGGTAACATTAGATTTGAATTTGAACAGATTGCAATGATGACTTATGACACAGACAGGTCGGAAAACAAAATTAACATCTGAATTACAGAAACAAATTTGTGATCTTATTAAGCGCGGGAATTATACCAAGACAGCTTGTCTTGCTGTTGGCATTGATGAGAGTTGTTATTATAAATGGATTAAGCGTGGAGAAGAGGCAAAAACGGGAATCTATTTCCAGTTTGTCCAGTCTATAAAAAGAGTACAAGAAGAAGCCAAAGTAAGATACCTTGAGCGGATTCGGGAGGCTGCCGATAATGGGAACTGGACGGCAGCCGCCTGGTTTTTAGAAAGGAAGTACCCGGACGAATGGGGCAAAAAAGAAAAACACACACTTGAAGGGAAAATGGAACAAAAGCATAGCGGGAAAATTGATTTGAATATTGACCTAAGAAAATTATCTGATGCAGAACTTGAGAAAATATACCAAAACTCAAAGGAATAAATTACAATTTGCTGTTGCTTTGGAATTGGAACGGCGACGACGGCTTCGATTTATCTATGCGCAGCAATATCATCTCAATACCCGAGGGCAGAATTTGACTTTTGATGATAAACCTTATCTGGAGGCGATATATAGAGACTTATCTCAAAAAATTGTTGTAAGAAAATCCGTCCAATGTGGAATTTCAGAGTGGGCGGTTTGTGATTGTTTTCGGAATGCCGAATTAGGATTGAATACACTTTATGTTTTGCCGAAATACACCTTGCGCAACCGATTTGTCAAGCGGATTGACAAGGTAATTAGCCGTTCCGTATATTATCGGGAACGCATCGGGGATACCGATAGCCTTTGGCAGAAAAGATACTGTGGTGCTGATATAATTTTCGCATCCTCCGAGACTGATTCAGATTTCATTGAGTTTCCTGCTGATTGTATCATTATTGACGAATTGGATAAATGCCATCAGGGAAACATATTGCTTGCTCCTGACAGAATCTCTGCAAGCGAATATAAACTTGAGCGGAAGGTTTCTACGCCTACTCATGAGGATTTCGGCATTGATGCTGAATACAAGGAATCAGACCAGAAGGAATGGCAAATAAAATGTGAAAGTTGCAATGAATGGCAGCCCCTTGATTTTCTTGTGAATGTAGTATCAGAGATAGCTGACAAGCGTTATGAATTATTAGACAAAGATTGGAGTGAAGGGAGCGGCAAGGATATAAGGGTTTTTTGCAGAAAATGTAACCAATTAATAGATAGACTTGCGAAAGGGGAATGGGTAGCTCAATATCAAAATAAAGAGACAAGTGGTTATCATATAAACAAATTATTCTCCGTTCAGACGACAATTGCCGAACTCTGGCAAGCCTTTCAAAAAGGTTTGGCCAATCAAACTTTATTGCAGATTTTTTACAACTCTGGTTTGGGATTGGCGCATACGGCGGAAGGAGACAAGCTCTCCGAGGCAATCCTGAACGCTTGTGTAAGCGAGCATCCAATACAATCGCAATCGAAGACTCCATGTTATATGGGAATTGATGTTGGGAATCTTCTTCATGTAGTCATAACTGATGGGCAAAAGGTAATTTTCATCGGCATTCGCTCAACAGCCAAAGAGTGTGCGACTTTGATAGAACAATTCAAAGTCAAATCCTGCGTAATTGATATGCGTCCTGAAACAAGATGGGCGAAGGATATTCAGGATGCACATAAAGGAAAAGTGCTACTTTGCGAGTATATTGACAGTGACGAAACAAGAAGGCGGGTTAATGTGGTTGATAGACAGAAAGGTAAGGTTCAATCTCATCGCACTCAATCAATTGATAGCATGGTAGCGAAGTTGTTGAACAGTGAGATGAAGTTGCCAAAGAATGCTAAATCAATTCCTGATTTTTTTGACCAGATGACCAAGTCGGTGCGCATTTTAGAGGAAACAGCGAGAGGATTAGAAGCCCGGTGGTCTAAAGGCATTGACCACTATTTTCATGCGATGAATTACGTTGTAATTGCTCAGTCAATTTTCAAGTCGTTGTTGATGAGTTTTTAATGGTGGTGCGCTTGCGCTCGTTGCTAATATGCCCCTGGTTGTTCCATCAGATGACACTGCTCGGAGTATTGGAGCGTTGGGAAAGCGGGCATTGGAGCATTGGAGCGTTGGAGCGTTGGAGCATTGGGAAAGCGGGCATTGGAGCATTGGAGCGTTGGAGCGTTGGAGCAAAAGATTGTCGTGAAATGTTTTTGTTTTTTGCCCCAGTGCCCCATTGCTCCATTTCCCCAGTGCCCTCTTTCCCAGTGCCCCAGCGCCCCAGTGCCCCAGTGCCCCAGCGCCCCAGTGCCCTCTTTTACAGGAAGCGCACATTACCATCGGTCATATTATCGTTGATGTGGTTGAGCGGGCTTTGGGGCTATGTAGATGGATGTAGGAATATTTCAGATTTTTTGTGAGGGCAAAGATAGGCATATGAGTAATATTAATAGACGGGAATGGGAAGTAAAACTAGGCAGACTTTCGGATGACTTGTTGATGGAAATGGCAAGGGAGCAAAATATCGACACTTCGTTTATGTTGACAGCGCTTGCTCCTCGTTACGCCTTAATTACTGCTATCATTGATGCTAAAGGGAATAAGTTTGTCTCTTTTAGGGATCGTATTGTGACCAAGCATGCAAATACCCAGATGGAATAATCTCAAAAACCAATATACTGCATGGCGTTCGCGTCGGCTTCAGTGGAAAGTTGCCAAAGCGGAGGCGAAAGCAAAGCAAAGCCGATATAAGGCGGATGCCGCCCGCTATGAAGGTATCGCCCGTGGGCAGTGGGTGGCGAAAGAGGTCAAGATTGAGAATCGGGTTCAGAAGCCGAAGAAAGATTCTACTGAACAGGAATTTCTTGAGACCTATGGCACGGGGGTATGGGTATATGCTGCATGCAATGCCATTGCGGAGAAGTTAGCAAGCGTTCAACCGCAACTTGTTGACGGCGATAATGAAGTTCAGGATGCCGATGAGATACTACGTCGCATTCAGAAACCGAATCCGCATCTTACTCAATATGGGTTGTTTGAATTGACACAACTCTGGAGGGATTTAGCAGGAATTGCCTACTGGCATGTCCCTAAAGATGAACCGGGAATATTCCCCCTGCGCCCTACTCGAATGGCGATAGTTCCGGGGAATGGCGGGGTCGCCGGGTATGCGTATAAGAAGAAGGGCTTTGACAGGCGAATAACGAAAAGCGGCTTCAAGAGCGAAATGATAACCCGTGATGATTTTGAATATACGATGGCGGTACACAAGGGGGAAGAACCAGTGCGGACAATCAAAGGGATTAATAAAAATGAATGGATACCCTTTGATGCAGACGAGGTTATTGACTTCAAATATGCGCATCCCTACAACGATTTCTATGGAATGAGTCCCTTGCAGCCATTGATTCTCTCGCTTGAGACTGAGTTATACGCCCGTTCATGGAACAAACGCTTTTTTGAAAATGGGGCGGTTCCATTAGGAATCATGATTGTCCCTGAAACGATAGACCCGGATGAATTTAAGACCTTACAGGAAGAATGGGACAAAAAGCATGGCGGGGTTAAAAAATCCAATAAGATAGGATGGTTAAATCATGAAATAGAATTTAAAGAGATTGAACTTGGTCCTAAAGATGTGGAGTTTCTTAATCTTATCAGAATGACCAGAGAGGATACACTTGCCGTTCTGAATGTCCCTCCAGTTATGGTGGGCATCTATGAATTTGCGAACACAACCAGCCGCTCTGCAGGGGTTAAGGAGCAGCGCCAGATATTCTGGCAAGACTGCATTATTCCTAAACTCAGGGGTATTTATGACAGCCTGAACCTGCATTTTTATCCCGAAGGCGATATTAAGTTAGCCCCTGGCTTGACCGACATTGATGCCCTGCAACCCGAATGGACGGAGGTTGCGAAGGGGGCGAAGGATGCGATGTTTGGTGGGTTGGCGGTTGAAGAGGTCAGAGAGATATTTTGGAAGAAGACGGGACCGCCGCCTGGTGAGATTTACCTACCATCAACCATAACGCCCACCGGTGATATTGAGGAGGCTGAAGAGAGAGGAACATCGTATCGGTTGATAAATCTAAAAAAAAAACTAAAGGCGGAAGTGGAACGGACGGCGCTCTGGAAATCATATATTAAGCAGATAATGCCTCTTGAGAACAATCTTTTCGACTGGCTTAAAAAGTTGTTTGGAGAACAGGAGAAGAGGACGCTTGCGAACCTTGACGAATTATGGAAATTGGATGCCCCCGTTGGAGTTCAAAAGGGGCGGGAAGATATTCTCAACCTGTTTGATTTCAATACGGAAGTGGGGGAATTCTCCGAAGGCGCAAGGGTCAAATTCATTGATTTGATGTCCGAACATGCACAGGACATTCTGGGTGACTTGGGTGTCTCAATGACTTTCAACATCAGTGATGTTCGAGTACAGAGCGCCCTGCAGAATCTGTCGTTTACCTTTGCCGATTTGGTGAACCGTACAACACAGGAACAATTACGAAT